CAAAGCAATTAGGAGGGAATATGGTAAACGATAATGTAAATTCACCTGCCCATTATAAATATGGTAAGAAAGAAACCATAGATGTGATACGAGATTGTATGACTAGTGATGAGTATCATGGGTACCTTAAAGGAAATGTTTTAAAATATGTTTCAAGATATAAATTTAAAGGAGAACCATTAGAAGATTTACAAAAAGCTAATTGGTATTTAAATAGATTAATAAAGGAGGTCAGTAATGGGACAACTTAAACAAGCGATAATAGAAGTAGAAGATTTAGTCTGTGGATGTTTACAACAAGGCAGAACTCTCAATCAAACTATCAGAGATTTAAAAGAAATCTATGATAACAATGGAAGTAATCCATATTTATCTGATGAAGATTTAATAGAGGATAAATACTATCAATTTAAAGGTCAATAATACAGGAGGAAAGATGGCTAATAATAAAGATAAAACAATACAGACAAACCCAAGAACATACTTAATAAATTCTGTACAACTTACAGACATTATGAAGTACTTAATGAGCAGACCATATGGTGAAGTTGTTAAACTAATGAATATGCTTGCTACACTAAATCAATTAGATCCTAGTATAGGTGCAGATTTTGTAAAGAAACAAAATACTGAGGTGTCTGATGGAAAAAAATAAAATACAAAAACATACTGGGCTATTGTTTGAATTAAAAATTGGTCTTAACAAAGAGAACTCTATTGTAATAGACTATGGTGGAAAACCCGTAGGTAAAATTAGAGAAGCACTTAAAGATTTTAAGTATCAAGCTAATCTATGTGCTGCAATTATTAATCATGCTAATAGTGTAGGTAAAAAACTAGAAGATGATATTAAACAATTAATACAAAAAGTATAAGGGGAAATATGTCAGATAATAAACGTAATATAAAAGAACTAATTGAAAAAGAAGCACCAAATCTTAATAATCTTTTAGATCCAGAAGAAGTAAAAGTATTTAAAGGATTAACAGATGAACTTAGAGATACTTGGACTAAGAAACAAATGTTTAGAACAGAAACCGAAATGCAGTTTTCTGTATTAAACGATGCAAAGTATCCAACTAAAGCTGCTAAGTATTGGCAGTGTGTTAGAGAACAAAATGTATTCTTAGAAAATTTAATGACACTATCTTTTGATTACAGAAGAGCAGAAGTTAAAATAAAAAGACTACAAGAAAAATTAGATAAAGAAACAGATCCATTAAAAAAAGAATTGTTACAAATTGATATAGATGAAAAAACATATGGTAAAGCATCTATGCAATTAGTTGCAAAAGATAGAATGAGAGAAATAAAACTTTGGTCTAAGTTTAAAAAGAAATTTGATGATGGATCTTTTGATACTAAAAATGTTAATACTCATCAATTAAATTCTTATCATTTAACTATGAAGAATAAAGCAGAGACATTAACATCTGGATCATCTCAACCAGAAGTATTTAATGTATTAGGTCAGTTGCAATCTATTGAAAGAATAAAAAAAGATATATTAATAGAAAATAAAAAGAAAGAAGATGCACAATTGGAATTTGAAAAAAACTCAATTGGACAACAGGATTAAAAAACTTTTCTTTCTAGTTGCAATGCCAAGATCAGGTAATACTTTATTTGCATCTATCATGAATCAAAATCCTAATGTAGTATGTACTGGTAATTCTATTACATTAGAGATTATGAAAGATTTATTTTTATTAAAAGACACAGATGTTTTTCAAAATTTTCCAGACTATAAATCATTAGATAATGTATTAGATTCTGTTTATGTAAATTATTATAAACATTGGACACAAAAATATATTATAGATCGTGGTCCTGTTATGACTACAGGTAATTTTCAATTAATGAAAAAACATTTTAAAAAACCTTTTAAGTGTATAGTATTACTGAGAGATTTAATGGATGTGTTAGCCTCTTATATGCAATGGTATACAAAAAATCCTGATGCTTTTCCTAATAAACATGGGAATACTGATGAAGAAAAATTAAAGTACTTAATGTTAAAAGGTGGTAGTATTGGTAAAGAATTGGATGCAATAAAAAATTCCTATAACTATCCAGATATATGTCATTACATAAAATATAATGATTTGGTACAAAATCCTGAAGAAGAAATAAATAAAGTTTATAAATTTTTAAACATACCTTATTATACACATTACTTTGAAAACTTGCAACAGATAAATATTAATGGTATACTTTATGACGATACCATAGTTGGAAACAATATGCATAAAATAAAAACAAAAATTAAGAAAGAATACAATCCTTATATAGAAAAAATACCAAAAAGAATAAGAGAAAAATATGAACACATTAAATTTTAACTTTGTATTTTTAGGTCAATCAGTATTAAGATACGAAGTTCCTTTAGATGTATATAGTATTTTAAACCATGTTTATGAAACAAGAAAACATGAATTGCCTAAAGCTAATCCACAGTTAGTAGGTAAAATTCAAAATGAACACTCATTATTTTTTGATGGTGCACCTAACAATAAAATGCATCCACATAATTTTTTGCCACAAAATGTAATACAATGGTTTTATACAGTTATGAAACATTATTTAGATTGGAATAATATTAAGGAGTATAAAATGCATATGAATTCTATATGGGTAAATGAAATGAAAGCTAATGAATATAATCCAGTACATATTCATCAAGGATCTTTGTTTACTGGTTTATCTTCTGTTATGATTTTAAAATTACCAAAAAATACTGGTGTTGAATATTCAGCAGTAGATAAACCTATGAATGGGCAGTTACAAATATTAGGAAATTCATCAGGTCAATTTTGTAATTCCGATTATGGACCTATAATGAAAGAAAAAAACTTTTATGTATTTCCCTATGACATGAGGCATTGTGTATATCCTTTTAATAGTACAAATGAAATAAGAAGAACTTTAGCATGTAATATGGATGTAGAATATGACCCAATTAAAAATAGGAGTGCAACGTGATAATAACAGAACCTAAATGGAAAAGTTGGGTAGTTGAAACGACTACACCTTTGTTTACACCAGAGCAATGTCAAATGGTTATTGATGCTGGTAGAAAACAAAGACCACAAAAAGCACAAGTTGGTATGGGAAAACCAGGCGGGGGTGTTGATACTAAAAAAAGAACAACAACTATTAGTTGGATTCCTTTTAAAGAAATGCAACCTATGTATAATGATATTAATAAATTTATACAAATAGCAAATAAAAATCATTTTGGATTTGGAGATATACAGGTAACTGAACAAGCTCAATTTACAGAGTATCCTGAAGGTGGATTTTATGATTGGCATATGGACACAGATGTTAATATGCAACATGAACCACCAGTACGAAAAATATCTATGACAGTACTATTGTCTCCTGAAAATCAATTTGAAGGGGGAGATTTAGAATTAATGGCTCCTGGTAAAAGAGCTAAACTTAAACAAGGTCATGCAATTATATTTGCATCATTTATAAACCACAGAGTAGCACCAGTTACACGTGGTGTCAGGCAATCACTTGTTATGTGGTTTGGGGGAGAACCTTTTAAATGATTAAAGAATATTATTTTCCAACTATTATTTACATTAAAGATTTGCCTAATGCCAATGAGTTAAATCCATATTTAGAAAAACATATTATTGAATGGAGTAATCAAGATAAAGGTGTAAGTAAAACTAATATGAATGGTTGGCATTCGCAAACTGACATGAATCACAAAAAAGAATATGAACCTTTAATAAAAGAATTATTTCAAATGCAAAATGAAATTATACAAGAAGAACATTTAGATATACAGTCTAGACTAGGTAATATGTGGGCTAATATTAATCCTTCTGGTGGATATAACAATGGTCATGTACATCCTAATTCATTATTTTCTGGTGCTTATTATGTAAAATCACAACCTAATTCTGGAAGACTTCATATAATGGATCCAAGACCAGGAGTACAACATGTAATGCCCAATAAAAAACCAGGTAAATTACCTAGAGAGTTGTGGCGAGAAACATATTATGATCCTATTCCAGGTAGACTTATAATGTTTCCTTCATGGCTATGGCATAAAGTAGAACCTAATCAAAGTAATGATATAAGAATATCTGTATCTTTTAATTTTATATGATTTTAATACTATGATTTTTCAATATAAAAAATATCAAGTTATTAAGAACGCTATATCTTATGAATTAGCTAATTTT